GATCTACGTCTCGGTAGAACCCAGCAACCTGTAGTTTCTTCACATCGTTCTTGGTTTTCCTCATCAGATGCGTCACGCGCTCTGAATTACGCACCCCCGTTGAGCCGTAAGGAATAATGATGTCTTCAGCCGGGATAAATATCGAGGTCTGACGCCCCATCCCTGGGTCAAAATATACTTTCTTAAACGCCGCCCCTGCCAAACCCAGGTTAAACAGCATTCTCTCGTGCTCAGGGCGGTACTCAGTCATCACTTCCGTGAGCTGGTAGTTCATATCGTCCCGAACACGCTCGGCGGCCTCTTCTTTAAGCCGATCTATCGCACCAATGATCTCCGTTTTGACCGGGCCAGCCGCCGGGAAAGTCTCAATGATGGTTTCTGATTGGAATCTAACAGCTGCTTCAGTAAGAAGCGTCGAGAAAACACCGCACGCCCCGTTCCAAGGCTCTGTTCTCTCCTCATATTTCATCCCCAAGACTTCTAAACCCTTTACATACATCTCAACCCAGTCTTTTCTGGATGAGATATCTGAGTCAACCAGCCCCATAATGTCTTCGGCAACTGATTGAAGAGCTCCTTCGTCCATCTCTTCAGCCAAGTTGGCGTCAAAATCACCTTCTTCCTCTTCAGGCATCAGGTCAATTTCCATCCCACCCATACCAATCTTCACGCCTTCAGGGTTCTCGATCTCGATTTCAAGCGCAGGCTCCATCTCAAGTGAGTCCAACCCAATGGGAGCTTGATACAAACCCGGTGTCATGCTGTTAGTTGCCATGTTCTACCTTAATAGTAAGCGTGTTTCCGTTTGAAACTTACGGGCTCGTCTCTCTCATCAGTTTGAAGACGCAAGAACCCACCCTGTCGAAACCTCAATAACGCTTGAACCGTCGCGTCTACTAAGTCATCGTGCTCAGCATTCGGGAAAGCAGCCATCTGCTCAATCAGCTCATACGCCCATCGGGTGTCCGGTGCCCATACTTTACCCGACCTGAACAAATCAGTCACAGAGTTTAATCGGGCAAACTTGTCGTTACTCACCTGCCGCGTCCCCCGGCTGGGCGTGTACTCCGTCACCGGGATCCCCATCTGCCTCAGCTCAAAAACCAAAGGAGCCCCAGCCGCTTTGGCTTCCACCAGTAACGTATCTGGCTCCCAATACTGATAATGGCTCATCGCCTTGTCCTTCAGCTCAGGGAACTCCATCCGCTTTTGGAACGCATCCAACAAGATAATATTAGGATCCTCGACGTTCTCGTTCAAATAGAACACCCCTAACGTTACACAAGCCGAGAAGTCGCTCCTCTCACTCTTCGTAAACGCCGTGTCCCAGCTCTGGATCAAGTACTCAATCTTCGGGGGTTCGTCTTTCTCCCAGACCTTCCACCACTCCCTCTTGACCAACGCTCCTTCTTCACCCGTCGGGCTCTGTTGATACTGGGCGTTCCACTTACTCGGGGGGAGTTCTTCCTTCAGGGCCTCTAGTTCCTGCCGGCTCCAGAACTCCGGCCACAGTGGGTTACCGCTCGGAAGAATCGCAGGGAGCTCAATCACTTCCCAGTCCTCACCCTTTTCTCTCGCGGCCGCGTCTTTCATCACCCGGCCAGTGAGGTCTCTTTCCCCCCACCGGGTCATTACGATCACAATCGCCCCGCCCGGCTGCAAACGCTGTCTAGGTCCTGACGTGTACCACTCATACACCTTATCGTAAACAGAGGGGTCTCCAGCCGCCAACGCAGCTTCTTGTTCCGAATGGGGGTCGTCGATGATCAGTAGATCTGCACCCTTACCCGTTACCGTACCGCCCACACCGATAGCAAAGTATTCCCCGCCCCCCGACGTCGCCCAGCGCCCCGCCGCCTTACTGTCTACCCTCAAGCTCACATTCGGGAAGATCTCAGCATAGTGCTCAGAGTCCACCAGGTTACGAACCTTCCGTCCAAACCCCACAGCCAGTTCCGCTGTGTTTGAACACTGGATAACCTTCTTCCCAGGGTTCTTCCCCAGATACCAGCTCGGCAATAAGTAACTCGCAAACTCAGACTTCGTATGCCGGGGCGGCATGTTAATGATCAGCCGCTTTAACTTCCCCTCCGCAATCGCCTCAAACTTCTTAGCCATCAAGGCATGATGTCTCCCATGGACAAACCCAGGCCACATCGCCTTTACATACTTCATGTAGTTAACCTGGGCCTCCTCCCTCTTCTTCGCCCGCTTCAGGTCCGTCAGGTCTTCATACACCCGCTCCTGCACCTCAATAGGTAACTTCTCTATCGCCGAAACAATCTCGTCGATCTTCATTCAATGTTCCTAAACTTGATATACACCGGCCGGATACTCCTAGCCCGACGAGGAACCCTCTTACATATCCCCAAATCACACAAAGCCTTCATCGTCCGCACCACATTCCCCCGGCCCCTATCCCCAGTCAACCTCATCACATCATCTACAGACGGCCCATACCCAAACCGCTTCCACCACTCATCTATCACAAGAAAAATAGTCTTCTGCTTCTCAGTCATACACCTACCCACCCCCTCCTCAAATCCCGTAACACTTTTGTTTACTTTCTTCACGTTAACCCTAACATACTTTGTAATACTTTAGTTACGGAATGTAACTTGTTACAAAACGTAACTTTATTACTACTTTTGGTTTTGGCCAAATATATACCCCCCACCCCTCATTCCCCGGAATCGATAGGGGGGGTGTTTCCTGTGGAGGAGGGTGGGTCAAGCTCATCGGATTTTTGGGAAGTTTGTTCGAGTGGAATAGTATGCGTATCCTCGCCCGACCACCCGGAACTTTTTTGTGGGCCCGCCCCGTGAGTGGGGTCAGCGGAGCCTGGAATTTCGGCATCGTCCTGGTCGGCCTTGAGCTCGGCAAGCAGGCTTAGTCCGTCATCCACATCGATGGCCTGGACGTCTGTCACATCCTTCAGTGTCTCTAGTATGCGCGCGCGTATGTCATCAGATCGCTTGACCGTGGTGATCTCCTTGCGCTCCACGAACGCCCCGACCTCGAACAGGGAGCCCAGTAGCTTCAGGCATTGCACACGCTGAGCAGGGGGAAAATCCTCATCCAAGGAGTGTTGCACCAGCTGTTGGACGAGCAGGGACTTCAGCTGAGCAGGGGTTCTATGTTTCTCTGCCTCTATCGCTAGCTTGTACGCCTCGACCTCTGACTGGATCCTAGCGTCAGCTGCTAGCCTATACGGATGGACGGCTACTGTTGTCTTGGCTGGGCTAGCCTTATAGCTGTCCCTGTATGCTTGTGCCTTAGTCTTACCCAATGCAATTCCCCGGGCGAACTCTTTCTGCTTTGCCGTTAGCTGCGCCTGTTTACCCGGGCCAGCACTTAGTAGCATCTCTACTGGGAACTGATCGAACCCCTGCTCGATCTGCTTCCTGGTTAGTTTCTTTATCGGTCTGGAACCACTTGGAGCCCGGGCGTTGTCTTTTGTTTCTTCGTTCATGTTGCATGGGTACAAATTCGGACTACGCGAAGATACCACCGAGCAGCCGCGCGATCAATCCCCCCTGTAACTTGTTACACCCAGGCAAATTCGAAAATCCTCCAGGCTTACAGGCGCGTAAGATTTGTAAGCCTGGACTAAAAAAATATTTTTAGAAAGTGCTTGACACGTTTTCCAGAACCCCTAGATAATGCAATACATGGCATCAATCGATGTCATGTGTAGCAACCTTCCTCTAGGAGTGAACATGAAAACACCTTCCCCTGAATTCCAGTCTCTGTTGGACTCTCTCACACTTGCCCAGGCGCAGACCTGGGAAAGCCTGACCGATAAGTGGGTCTACATCGATGACTACATCCTGAGCCCCGCAAACATCCGGGATAACTCTTTCACCATCCACGCAGTTGAAGACAGGTTTGCCGAACTGTTGAACAACTGAAATCCTCCAGGCTTACAAACCTTACAACCTTGTAAGCCTGGACTAAAAATGATTTTTAGGAGAACCAACCATGTTGAAAGCTAAATTCACCCTGACCCGCAATGAGATCGAATTCTTCCTTGGCAAGGCCAATGAGGGTTCCGAGCGCGAGTACCCCTTCCTGGTCGAGCCCTGCAAATACGATGACAAAAGCACGATCGTTGTGGGCCACGCACAACCCATCATGTTCCTGATCGGGGCCGTTGCAAATGGTGGCCACGACTGCCTGTTGGACGTTTCCCGCCTCTGATGATTCAGCCTCTAGCCCTGCGAGCCAGGGTTAGGGGATGCACCATCGCATCGCTACTAACCGAAAGGGTTTCCATGAGCAAGTACAGACAACACTACACACCTGACCGGGTGGAATCCAAGCGGCGCGCTGCCGTTGATTTTCTCCTCACCCTGGTGGCTGCAGCCGTGATCGGCATCATCCTGGCCTGGAGGGGTTGATCATGAATTACTTCGATTACGACCCCAACGAATCCGAGCGCGAAGAACTTGCCGCCCAGGTGGCATCTGAACGGCGCATCGCTCGCGCCTACCTTCGCAACCCTGACCCGCGTGACCCCGACTACCCGGGCGACCCCGAAGACTTTGGAGATGACGAATGACCATCTACCTTGTGGCCTGCAGCGCCCGCAAGCTGCCCCACGCTGCCCCGGCTGCAGACCTGTACACCGGGCAAGCCTTCAAGCTAGCGAGCGAGATTGCCAAGCTGCGCTCAACCCGATGGGCAATCCTGAGTGCCAAGCATGGTCTGGTCGAGCCCGACACCCAGGTAGAGCCCTATGACCTTGCCCTGCGTGACGCTAGCCTGGACAAGCGCCGCGCCTGGGGAGCCAGGGTATCTGCAGCCCTACACGCCAGGGGTTACCGCGGTGAGCGCTGCGTAATCCTTGCACCACGCGCCTACGTTGTGCCCATCCTGGCTGATCGCCTGGGCAGCAATATGTTCGAGCAGATCGACACACCCCTGCGCGGCCTGGGCATCGGGCAGCAACTGGGTTGGCTAGCGAAAGAACTTAACCAAGCAAAGCAACTTCAACTGACAGGAGAGTAAATCATGGGCTGGACTTCTTTTCAAATTCACAAGACCCTTAAGACAATCGATGTTCTTCGCAAAGAACTGGAGCAGGATGACCAGGGTAAGACCCGCGCCCGGTTCAAGCTGCTGGACGGAGTGATGCGCGGCAGCACCTTCTATGGCGTCATGGAATGGACGACCTGGGACAACAGTACCCCAGACGGCAGCGCCAGGGAGCGCGTACAGACGTTCGGGGTTGTGTGCCTGACCGAGCGCAAGAACACCTACCCGCGCAGCCAGTACGTTGACTTCTACTACAAGGACATGGATGAATGCATGGAGCCGTTCTACTACGACTGCCCCATCCGGCTGCTCGACCTGCTCGACAAGCTAGCCCCTGCCACCGAGCCCGCTAGCGGGGCATACAAGTGGCGAGCCAAGTGTCGCGAACACGCTGCCAAGCAAAACGAAAGCCGCCGCGCACGAGCCGCTGCGCGCAATGCTCTCAAGCAATTCATCAACGACCACATTGTTTACGTGCAGGTGGGCGCATGAACTTCCTGACCATCAAGAAATCATCCAACCGCAAGACCGGGCCCATCCCGGTTACCTACGGTTCGCGCAAGACGTGCCCACCATCCTGCCCACACTACGAGGATGACTGCTATGGCGAAGACTTCCTCACTAGCCTGGCCTGGAACCGGGTTGATCGTGATGGTGTCCCGCTGCCGGGGCTAGTCAACTTCATCCAATCCATGCCCGAGGGGCAGCTATGGCGCGATAAGGTTGCGGGTGACCTGCCTGGGGATGGTGAGCGCGTTGACCCTGCAGCCCTGGGCGAAGTAGTCAAGGCCAACATCGGGCGCAGAGGGTTTACCTACACCCACAAGAAATCCCCCCAGGCAATCAAGTGGATACGTCACGCGAATGAATGGGGCTACACCATCAACCTATCGGCAGACGATGCGGGTGAAGCTGACACCCTGGCAGACCTGCAAGCTGGGCCTGTAGTGTGCGTTGTGCCGATGGACACCCCACCCAAGGCCACCACCCCTGCCGGGCGCAGCATCGTTGTCTGTCCCGCGCAGCTAAAGGACGATGTAACTTGTTACACCTGCCAACTGTGCCAACGCCGTGACCGCGCCGTGATCGTAGGGTTTCGAGCCCACGGCAGCAAGGCCAAGATCGCAGACGCACGAGCCCGAAAGGTTATCCCGATCGCTAAAGGAGCCTGCCATGGATGATCCCTGCCTAGACGGACACGATGGGTATTCCTGGTGGGAGTATGACTACCAGGGAATCGAACTAGCCAAGGTGTGTGACCGTTGCGTCAAATTCAGGCTAGCCCAATACCGCCCCGAAATCCTGGAGGGGTACAACCAATCAGACGTAGACGAACCAATCGAGGAGTAACCCATGAAAAAGATGCAAATGACCGGATTCAAAGAGAAGCAAGAAACCCAGGCTAACCAACACTTCTTCGCAGCTAGCGTGTTCACCTGGGCGCAGACAACACCCACCCGCGACCTACCTGCACTCATCAGGCTGATGGAACAAGAAGGCGCAGGGTACAACCTATTCCTAGTCCCGCTGCCGCACGATGCTGAGTACGAGATCAACTTCTTCCAACCCCAGGTTGAGGGCACCCAGTGGCTAGGATTCTTCGACAAGAAAAAGGGCAAATGACATGACTACGCTGACCGGACAACAAATCTTAGACTTCCGACTGCTGACCCTGCGTAAGGGGCTGCAGCTGGAGATCAAGGGTATGCGAAAGAGTGGGCGAAGCTGCTTTCAGATCATCAAATCCGAGTTCGGGCTCAAGGGCACCCGCCAACAAGTGCTCACTGACTTTGAGAAAATTCTGCAAAACAAGGGGATTCATAGCAATTGAGATAACGTAGCTGCCGCTGCCGGGGTGCCTAACCGCATCTCGGCATCGTTGAAATCCTCCCCAGGTTCACCATCGAGCCATACCCGGGAGGATATTTTTTTGGCTGCACGAATCCCGGTTGGGTCGTGATCGGCCACCACCAAGGGATTATCCATGCCCCTGGCCACTTCGATCATGTTACCGGCCGAGAAGCACACATGGATGCAGTACCGCTGCCGAAGGTGCCTGAGCACACGCCGCACCGACAGACCAGTTGCAAACCCCTCGACGAGGATGTTCTGGCCCTTGTTGTTTAGCATGAGGCTAGCGCCCTTGGTGACCTGCCCAGACAGGAAACGCTTGTTTCCATCCGCATCGATCAGCTGACACCCGACCAGCCGATCCCCTACCCGCATGGGCAGCACGAGGCTATTGCGCCACACATACCCCTTATCCTCAAACCCCTTGCGGATGAGATAAGGGTGCTGCATGAGGCTAGCTTGGTTGAGAATCCACGCGGCCTTGTTTGCTGCTGAAGCCTGGCGCTTGAGGCGTTCTTGCTCCATCTGCCTGCGCTTGGCTGCAGCCTGGGGGTCTGGTTTCCACGGCTCATCCGATCTATACAGAACGTGCTTGTCATGCACAGCGAAGTTGATCAGAGCACCCTCGCGGCCATCCCAGATGTATGCGCCATTACGTTTCTTCGGATGATCGACAGTCGGTACTCTGACCCAGCGGTCTAGTATGAGGCTATCGATCATCAATCCATGCTGCTCGGCAAACTGCTGAAAGTTCACAGGTTCGTCCCTTTTCTCATGCGCCGGGCGACTTCCAGGTTCACACGCCACAGGGCTAGCGGGTAAGACCGAACCTCCCCGTCATACCAGGTAACGTGGACCATCGAGCTATCAGACCACCAACACCCAAACAGCGTGCGAAAGTTTGGGCTTTGTGAATACATGTGATACCCGCCCCCATCTTTACAGGGAACATCGGTGAGCACCATGATGCCGCCCCCGTCGTTATTCATGGTGGCCACGGTATCGGCCAGGACTGGCGACACGGCCAGGATCAGAGATAGAAGTAACTTTTTCATTGTGCCCTCGCTTTTGCCCACGCGATATTGCGTGATTGAATCCACCTGACAGTCTTTTGCTCAGTTGGGACGGGAACCTGCTGTAGACCCCTCGGCCAGACATTGAACTTCTCTTTGTACTTGTGCGCTACCCAACCATCCTTGTACCCGCGCATGCGTGAGTAGTAGAGAAGCTGGCTGTAGAACTGCTGTTGCTCGGTGCGGAAATTACCCATCCCCGCCCCCAGCTCATGGAGCTCGCCTGCAACCGAGGCTACCCCTCGAATAGGACGCTCATGCCCACACGATCCGCAGACGTTGGACTTCCAGACCCACAAAGCCCCGCAACCTGGACACTTGGACTCTTTCTTTTCCTTCTCTGTTGGTTCTTTCTTGGCCTTCTCACCCCCTTCGTTGAGCTCGGTCACGCCTTCGTTGAAGACTTGATCCCAGTCTTTCTGGAATCGGAGGTAGTTTCCTGAGTGATCCAGCCACACCCCGTGGGTTTTTCCTGGTGACGGACGCATGATCCGCCCCATCTGTTGGACATGGGAGCTGAAAGACTTGGAAAACGGCCGCGCAGACACGCCTATAAGCACGTCAGGCACGTCAAACCCCCGGGTCAGTATGTCCGTGGCTATCAACCCGTGAATCGTCGAGTCAGGCTTTGAGAACTCCTCGATGGCCTCCCGCTTGAACTCATCCTCTTCCAGGTATGAGATCGAGACAAAGTTAAACCCGCGCTCCTTGAACTGGCGCTCGAGATCCTTGCCGTGAGCCACACCCGCACAAAACACCACAGTCTTGACGGCCTTGTTGAATAGCCTGAAGGTCTGCTTGACCCACTCGTCAACGATATCGCCCGTGATCTTCATGCCGCGCTCAGTCACCTGGTCCTGCGCCCACTCGCCAGCAACCTTGGTCACCCCGGTCATGTCGATCTCTTTGGCAATGAACACCCTGAGAGGCGTGAGCCAGCCATCCCTGATCAGCTCACCCGTAGCCTTAGCCCCGACGATATTGGTGTAGACGTTGCCCAGGCCCTTGGTAAAAGGCGTGGCTGTGAGTCCGATAACCTTGAGGTCGGGGTTTGCTTTGATGAGCTTGACGATACTGGCGCGCTGCACATGGCACTCATCGATGATCAAAAGATCCAGGTCGAGCTTGTTCTTGCGCTTCTCCAGGGTTTGTGCGCTCACGATCTGGATACGTTCGTGAGGCTTGTACCGCCAGTGGTCTGCCTGCATCACCCCGTGGTCTATCCCGTAAGAGGATAGCCGGGCTGACGTTTGGTTGACCAGGACGATCCGGTCTAGCATCATGGCCGTGCGCTTGTACTTCCTAGATACCTCGCGCATGATGGCCATGGCTACTTCAGTTTTCCCAAAACCCGTAGGGGCATAGAGCAACTGGCATCGATGTCCTTCATTAAAGCCGGCATCGATCTTGTCCACCACTTCTTGTTGGTGGGGCCTGAGTGAAAGCATTCAATTCTCCTACCGGGAAACCGCCCGGCTTCGGGTTTAAGCTGCCTGACGTTCTGCCTTTTC